TGGCCTATGATGAACTGCCAGATCTATAAAAAGGAAAACAAAAATGAAAGCAATATTATGGAGTAAGTATCACTGCCCTTACTGTGATCAAGCATACGCATTATTAAAAGCCAAAGGTTATCAAATTGAAGAACGCAAGATTGGTGACGGATACACCAAAGAAGAACTATTAGAGGCAGTGCCTAATGCTCGTAGTGTTCCACAGATCTTTATCGAAGGTGCTCATGTTGGTGGGTTTGATGCACTCAAGGAATACTTAAAATGAATCTAGATGATATTGATAGTATGATAATTTCTGGAAACAGCTCTGATACTATTACATTGGACACAACCAGTATACCCTATCTAACTTCAAGTATGATAGGCCCATATCCCCAATACAATGTCACTGTTGGTGCATCAGGCAGTGGTGGAACTATTCCCACAAGTAGTCTTAATGGAACATATTATACCACCAACGGCACCAGCGGCTCAAACTGGGCAACTCTCAATAATAGTCAATCATCATTAAATGTAAAAGGTGATGCAGAGTTCGAAGGTAAAGTTAAAGTAAACGGTCACGATCTTGGCGAGTTTATGGAAACAATATCCCAGCGTTTGGCCATACTGGTTCCAGACCCAGACAAATTAGAACACTTCGAAGCACTGAAGAAAGCCTACGATCATTATAAGATGCTAGAGAAATTATGCGAATTACCCAAAGAAGAAAAGGAATAAAATGTTAATAAATGTCAGTAAAAATTTCTCCTCAGGAGATGTAGTCAGTATTAAATTAATCAACGGTGATGAAATCATTGCTAGATTTGACAGAGAAGATGCAGAAACAATCACCGTTAATCGTCCACTGGCACTGACCATGAATGGTCAAGGTCTAGGAATGATACCTTGGGTATTTCTAGGTAAAGAAGCCGAAGTAACTCTGGCCAAAGCCAATACATTTTTTATTGTAGGCAGTAAAGAAGAAGCATCAAAACAATATCTAGAAGGAACCACTGGTATTGCCCTTCGTTAAATAAAGCATACAGGAAAATAATATATGCCTTATATACCAGCACCGGACGGATTAACTAAAAATATCGAGGATGTTTATCATAGCGGCAATGTCTATGCTAACTTTGTACCAATTGCTCTATGGCAAGATGGTGCGGCCACAGCTACCGCGGCAGCAATCACTGCTTATATAGCTAATCCACAGTTCGCTGCTGATCAAACGCTGGGCGAAGAAACCGAAGGCAATACTGATGAAGCTGCTGTAGATGCACGTACAGCAGAGTTAATCAAACAAGGTGTTATCACACAAGAACAGGTCACAGCGGGTAGTCAAGCTGGTAATAACGCCAAACAGGCAGATACTGCTCCGGGCGTGGTTAATAATGGATCAACTGCCACTGTAACTATATCAGCAGATACAGACAACATAGTATTGTATGTCAGCCCAGCGGCTCCAGCCGGAACAGGAAAAACATACAAGGTCAAAGATGTGACCAAACAACCTGGTGTGGTATTCCCCTACGACGTTGCCAGTATAGCACCACAAAATGGTACAACTGTGGAAGTTGTGGTACAGAATCTAGCCAACTTGGTTAAGAACTGTTTTGATCCCATCAAGAAGAAATATCCAGACGCATTCATGACCTGCTCATTCCGTGCCAAAGGTGTGGGATCGAGCACCAGTCAACATCCATTTGGCATGGCCTGTGATATACAATACAGTCAAGCCAGTAAGGCTGAATATTTTGTTAGAGCACAGTGGGTACGAGACAATATCGCCTATGATCAATTCATATTAGAATACAAAACCACAGGCACGGGCAAGCCCTGGCATCACATCAGCTTCAATGCTGCTGGCAATAAAGGGCAGGTGTTGACATTTATGAATGATAAGAACTGTAAAGGCCCGGGTGTAACCGGACTCTACGATCTTTCTAATGCGTAAATAATATATCTGGTAGGGATAAACTTGCGTAGCAAGTTGGGGTAGTGAGAAGCTACTCGGCTAGGCGGAGGCTATATTCAGGCCCTAGGGAGTCCGTCACTTTTATACCTTTAATTTTATATAAATACTCAAAAGAGAGTATTATATGACGTTACCTGTTTATCCAAATAGCATATCAATGAGCCAGATTCAAACAGAATTTGGTGGCAGCAATCCTATAAGTTTAAGTGAATACTATAGAGGTGGAGCCAATGTGCCTAGTGGTACTTCTGATGGCGGCCGCGGTCTTATCGCTACCAGTGGTGCTATTAGCATGGATACATTTCATGGTACCTCTGCTCTAAAGACTATATTTGCAACTTTTACCAATCAAGGGCACACTGGTGGTACTCCTGCTGATACTCAGTTTTCATTGTCAATGAATTTTGCTGCTATGAGTCCTAACAATCCCAGTGGCAATTTTGCGTATTCAGTTACCATAGCAACCAGCAATGCTCAAATTAATGACTACACCAGTAGTGGAAATGCCACAGGAAATTTTACCTATGGTGGCACATCGGTGCTTTTGTTGAATCTAGCAATTCCATATACTGCGGGAACAATTACAGCCACTATTAGCAAGAGTGGATACGCAACTTATACGTCTACATTATCATTCTCTGCAGATACAAGTCAGAGTTATTCATGGGTCAGCCAGCCTACTACTCTCAACGAAGGTAGTGGTAGTACATTCACTATTGCCACTAGTTTCCCTAATGCTACATTCAGATATCAAGTTTATCACAATTATATCACAGGTTATCCTAGAACTGATTCTTTTGACCTTGTGGAGACTGATACTTTTACCACCAATGGATCTGGTCAAGGTTCTTTTACCATAACTCCTTATTCAGATTTGGTTACTGAAGGCACAGAGGATTTTGATCTTTACATTTCTTACTCAGGGAATGGGTTCCCTCGTTTGAAATCAAGTAATATAGTAGTCAATGATATCAGTACAACACCAATTTTATACGGTCCTTATACCACATCAGGATCTGTGTCTGTGCCCACTGGCATGAACTACATGAGTTATATGTTGATTGGTGGCGGGGGCGGGGGCGGTGGAAGTGGTGGAGGCGGTGTAGCTGCAGGCGGGGGCGGATCAGCTGGACTAGTAAAAACAACTCCGTGGGCCTGTGCTGTATCTGTTACCCCTGGGGATACCATAGCCTATACTGTAGGAGCGGGCGGCGGTGGCGGAGCAAATGGTTCACCAGGATGCGTACCTGGCAGTCGGGGAGGCAACGGACTAGATTCACGTATCTCAATAAACGGAACACCTATTGATGTTGCCTATGGCGGAGGGGGCGGTGGTCGTGATCACTCTGGGATTGGTCTTAAAGGAGCGCTGGGTGCGTGTGCTCCATATATATGTGGTGGCCAAGGTGGGTCTTATGCTGGTGGTGGTGGATTAGGCAACGGCTACCCTGGGGCTACTGATGGATACCAACTACTAGGATATGGCTACGGCGGATGTGGCGGAGCCGGCGCTACCAGAAGTCTAAATCTTAGATTTGTCTCATTTATAACATATACAGTAGGCGCTGGCGGCGGGGGCGGTCTTGCAAACTCACAGCCTTCAGCAGGTCCTTGCACTCCTTACTCTGGCCGAGGCGGTAGTGGAGGAGGCGGTGCTGGCGGCATATCTTATGGACCAGACGGTTTAGGTTTTGGATCTTCTGGCACAGGCAGTCCTAGCACTACTTATGGCAACGGTGGCGGTGGTGCAGCTTCAACCAATCATCAAACCGGAGCCATTGGCGGCAGCGGATCTGGAGGAACTGTGGCATTCTATTTCTTCCCTACTAAAGTATAATATTTTTTAATATACAAGGTTAATAACTCCTAATAGCGGTGTAAATAAGTACACACCGGGGAGTTATATACAATGTTTAAGAAAATACTAGCATGGGCTACTGCCATGTTCTTTATATGTACAGTTTGGGCGCAGGCTGTGATCAATCAAGGCGGCTATGATTCTAAAAGTTTGGTTGATACCAACAGTACTAGCACAAGCACAAGTACTATCAACACCAATAACGTCAATAGTGGCACTATAACTAATATCAACCAAACCACTGTGGGCAGCACCAGCGTTAATACCAATAACAATAATAATGTTAATACTGGTACAATGACCAATAACAATAACAACAATAATGTTATGTCAGGAGCAGTGACATATACCAACAATAATAACAACGTTAATAGCGGAACTCAAACGTTTAATAACAACAACGTTAATACTGGTACAATGACCAACAATAACAATAATGTCAATACCAGCACAAGTACCAGTAACAGTAATAATGTTAATACAAATAACAATATCAACTCAGGTACGATGACTTATAACAATAATAATGTTAATGCCAGCACAAGTACTAGTACCAGTAACAGTAATAATGTTAATACAAATAACAATATCAACTCAGGTACGATGACTTATAATAACAATAATGTCAATTCTAGCACCAGTGTTAATACCAACAATAATATTAACAGTGGTACAATGACCTATAATAACAATAACGTCAATGCCAGCACTAGTACAAGTACCGCAACCAATAACAACAATAATGTCAACTCTAGTACCAGCGTTAATACTAACAATAATATCAATAGCGGTACGATGACCAATAATAATAACAATGTCAACACCAATGTTAGTACCAATACCAACATTAATAGTGGTACAATGACCAACAACAATAACAATGTTAATCAAAATTCATCAACTAGTAATAATGTTAATACCAATATCAACAGTGGTACGATGACTAACAACAACGTTCAAAGTGGTAGTATGACCAACAACAATGTTAATACTAGTACCAGTACCAATACTAATGTTAATCAAAACGCCAATGTTAATCAAAATATCAACAGTGGTACAATGACTAATAACAATGTCAACACCAGTGATATCACACAGCGTGTTATTCAACCTCCGCCTACAGCAGTTGCACCATCAATGATGAGCGGCGGCAATGGTGATCTATGTACCACAGGATCCAGTGGTAGTGTACAGACACAGATCTTTGGTGTCAGTGGTGGTGGTACCATACGTGATCTAAATTGCGAAAGATTGAAGTTGGCCAAAACATTATATGATATGGGTATGAAGGTAGCCGCAGTGGCTACTATGTGTCAAGACCGTCGTATATTTGACGCTATGATGGCAGCAGGAACACCTTGCCCATACGAAGGTAAGATTGGCGAACAAGCCAAATTAGCCTGGGAAGAAAACAAAGAAAAAGTTCCAGCAGTGGAAGAGGAAAAAATAGATGACACGTATACTAAAATGGGCCTTGGTGCTTTGCTTGGCGCTATCGTTTATAAGTCATTCTAAGGCCCAAACTGTTGATTCTACTACCGGTAATTTAATCAATACCGGTACTGCACCTACAGATACAACCAGCACGTGGAACAATGGTGTCTATGTTAATACAATATGTTTCCAGTCTGGCCAACCTGGCAATTGCGGCCCTAAACCCAGTGTTCGTGCAGCATCGGGCGATATCAATTTCAGTTATGGTCAAATAGACTTAAATCAAGTTGTCAATATAAACCGAGCACTGGCCGCAGGTGGCACAGGAGTACAACTCAGTGGTTTTAATTTTGGCTTTCGTGCTAAAAATGGCAACGGATGGGATGATGGACGTCAAGATTACTTAGATGCCTATGTTAAGTTTTACAATGCTGCGGGAGGTGTTGCTGCTACATATGATTATGTGAGTCAGACCAATAAAAAATACAACTGGACCAATTTCAACTTTAGCGAAACATTTGCCAATCCTGTAGCAGCTACTAACTACAGCAATGCACAGGTAGGCTTTATTGGTAAGGACAATAACTACTGGGCTGGTAATTATGGTCCAGAAATTACCAACGTTAGTTTTAGTTTAAAATATCGAGTTGATCCCTGTACTCTTAATCCTGCCTATAGTCCTAGTTGTTCAGGATTTAGTAGCGTGGTCACTAGCGGTAATTTAGTAAATCCAAATCTAATGTCCAACGGTGATATAGTCTACAATTCATTTGCTATCAATACAGCACTTAAAAGTTCTGGAGCAGGTGTTGAAGTATACGGTTTCAACTATGGTTATAATTATAGTTTAGGCAATGGTAGATCTGAATGTACTGCTACTAATCAAGATGGCTCATGTAGTTGGTATATGAATACAAACCCAAATGCTACTATGAGAGTACGATTAACTAATAGTAGTAATGATGTAATTTATAGTGCCACACAAAGTAGAAGTACTCCTAATACTGCTGAAAATGTTTCATATCAGTTTTTACTTGCCAGTACAACAAATTCATTATCATTGGGTAATTTTACACTGGGTGCTAGTACATCAGGTAATGCGGCAATTCAAAATATGTATGTTAATGCTCTTTATAAACCTGATCCTTGTGCAACTAATCCATTATACAGCCCTACTTGCCCAGGGTATGCCACTTCCTATGCCAAGAATATGATCCTAGGTTCAACAGTGGCCAGTGCCAGTGCTCCGGCAGCAGCGCCTACACCAGCAGCAGCAACTCCCGAAGTAGTACAATCTGCACCAGCATTAGCAAGTCCTGATCCTGCACAACCACAACAACAAGCACAACAGCAACCTGCCCAGCAAGCCCCTCAACAACAGTCAGCAAGTACTGTACAAGATCCAAATCAGAATCCAGTGGTAGCACAAGATAATCCAGCACAGCCTAGTCCACAACAAGCAGGGCCCGCACCTACAAGTCCACAACCCGCAGGTGGTCCTCCACAGACAGCAACAGCCAGTGCTACGCCTCCGAGTGCTGGTCCACAACAAGCAGGTCCATCTACTGGCGGCGGCGGACCTAGCAAACTGGCTTTGAGCGTGGTTAAGACTGCACAGGCTCGTGATCAAGCCACACAGCAAATAGCCGTACAAAATGCTGCTAAGGTAGTGGAAGGTTCCACACAGCAATCACAGGCCACAGCCACAGCGGCAATAGCCGCATTAAATGATATGAGTGCTAACGGTGCTCAGGCAGCAGCACAGTTCTCCAGTCAAACCACACAGGCATCCACACAAGCGGTGGTTCAACAATCAGGTCAATCACAGCAAATTCAGCAAAGTGCCAATACACAATCATCACAGTCTAATAAAGTGACACAACAAGTTCAACAACAGGTTGAAGTACAACAGCAGCAACAAACACAATCATCACAGTCTAATAAAGTGACACAACAAGTTCAACAACAGGTTGAAGTACAGCAGCAACAAACACAATCGTTTGCCAGTATGGTACAGATACAACAACCTGTATATGCTAATATTCAACAAGATGTACAATCATCTACTACAAATATAATAAAACCTCCTGTTGTTTCAACTCAAGAAACTGCTGTACAAACTGGCAGTGGTTTGGGACTGGCAGTTAGAAGTAATCCAATTGGAATTAATTTGTCCAGTTTAAATAATAATACTACACAGTCAACACCTGCGCAGGCACCTGCTGTACAATTTCGCACTGAAACAAAAGTAAATGAAGTTGAAGCGCCCGCAATACAAATAGCCAGTTTTGGGAATGCCCGAGCTGGTAGTCCACTATCAGATTTAATGCAACAACGTTTTGAAATGATGCAAGAAAATATACAACAACAAACCAGCACAGTTAATAGAAATGTACAACCAAATGATCTAGCAGGCAACGTTGATATTGCATCAATGGCTCTACAACCAAAAGGATTTGAAGCATACAATGTTGCGTTAAGAGATGCGGCCTTTTATGAACCTAAGGAAGTTTATAAGGGACAAACAGTGGTCGATAATGCAAAGGCATTAAGACAATTAGGCAGTGATAGGTTACATCAAGAAATGGTGGACCAACAATATAGGAGATAAAAATGACAGAAGAAATTAAAAGTGTAGATGCCAAAGTTGATGAACTTGAAGCAGCAGCAAAAAAGTATGCTAGTAAAGATACTGTTATTAGTATTGGTGGTTATGAATTTACACCAGCAAAACTAATGGTGGCATTTACTATTGTATCATCTGGACTAGGTGGTCTATATGGTGCCTTTGAAGTTTACAAAGACTACCAAAGTATGAAGAAAAAGATTGCTGATTATTCTGCTCCAGACCTTAGCGGGTTTGACAAGCGACTAGCAGTCATTGAAGAGAATAGTGGTAAGACCAGTGATTATACTCGTGATATCAAAAATGATCTTAAGAATGATATCCGCCGCAATGAAAGCGTTACTGAACAAGTTGAGCGTAGTGTTAAACAAGCACAGCGTGAATCCGAAAATGAAATGCGTGATATGCGTAAGGGTGTCAGGGAAGATTTGGACAAGGCCCGCAGCGAAGCAGCAGCAGTTCGTACAGAAATGGCCCAGGCACGTAGAGAGATCAATGCCGAAACTCAAACTTTGAAGAAAGAAGTTACCAAAGAAGTAGAAGTACTGAAAAAAGAACTTGACCAAAAGATACAGAAAGCCATTGACAATCCACTAGCAAACAAGTAAAATATTACTTAACTTAAAGGATTGTTATGAACTATGATTTTGTCGAAATAGGCACATCAAAATTTGGCACCGCTATTGAAGAAGTCAAAGGTGATATCAGTGGAATATCTGTAGAACCACTACAGGAATATTTGGATATGCTACCCAATCCTGATCAAGTAATTAAAGTATGCGGTGCAATTTTAGGTGACGACGCCTACAAACAAAATCCAGAATCAGAGATATTTTATATTCCTGATCAAATTATTAGTTCTATGAATTTAGGATGGTGGCTTTCTGGATGTAATTCCATGGGTAAGCCACATACACTACATCAGAATATCATGCATTTGGTTAAAACTCAAAAAGTTGAATGTTTTACATTTGAAATGTTTGCCAAAAAGTATGATGTTGAAAAGATTGGCTATCTACAGATTGACACCGAAGGTGGTGATGTTGATATTCTCAATGGTATGTTGAATTACTACGAAAAATATCAACTAGAACATCAACTACCGGACATGATTAAATATGAAAGTAATGTAAACAGTGACTACGAAGCATTAAAGCAAATTGGTCAACGTTTATCAAATTTAGGTTATACTGTTAAATTAAAAGATAACCATGAAGATACTGTGGCCACTAGGAATACTCCAAAGTTTATACCACAATGTTTTTATTAAAACCGGAGAAAGAAATGAAAAAACTTGTACTTGTAATTACTATGTTAGTAGCAGCTACATCAGCTAGTGCTCAGTGGCATCATCGTTATCCAGAAGGACGTACTGTCATTGTTGAACGCAATGATTGGGTAGCACCATTGATCCTTGGTGGAATTGCTGGAGCAGTTATCGCCAATGCTAATCAACCACAGACAGTGGTACAACAGCAGCCAGTGATTGTTCAACGTCCTGTGATTGTTCAACAACCCACAACTGTTTGTACAGATTGGAAAGAGATCCAAACTCCAGACGGACAGATTTATCGTGAGCGTAATTGCTATCAGCGTTAAAATTAAGATTAACACACACTGAGAAGCCTGGGTCAGGAAAGAGGCGTAAGGTTGAATAGTTGTAAACGGGTTGTATATGCCCTAGAAGGTATGCAAGTGCTCTTTCATTATGTGTGTTAAATAAGCGGTGTCGAAGTGTCGTCTGACATAAATACATTTATGTATTACTATGTCTATCAAATAACAAACTTATTGAATGGTAAGATTTATGTTGGAAAACATAAATCTTCTAAACATCCTTCTGAAAATGGATACTACGGTTCCGGAAAACAAATCACTGCCGCTATTAAAAAATATGGTATAGAAAACTTTAAGAAAGAAGTTTTACACTACTGCTCATCCTTAAAAGAAATGGCCGATAAAGAATCAGAAGTTGTTACAGAAGATTTTGTCAAGAGACCTGATACTTACAATATGCACAAAGGTGGTCTAGGAGGATGGGATCATTATAATGGAACTGAAATACAAAAACAAAAATCCAGGATAGGTGGATTAAAATCAGGAAATAGAGAAACTAATTTATTCAAGGATCCAAATTGGCAACGCAAATATGATTGGACAAGAGAACCAAATCGGATGCGAATGTTAGGTAACAAAGCAAATACACCTGAAGCAAATGCCAAACGAAAAAATACCTTTATAGAAAAAGGGCATAGTCAGGGAGAAAAGAATTCCCAGTTTGGCAGAATATGGATTTCTAATATATTGACCAAAGAAGTTAAACGTATTACAATAAATGATTCTATACCAGAGGGATGGTGTAGAGGTAAAAAAGGACACATACCCAAAAAACTTTGGGTAAATAACGGTATTAAAGAACATTATATATTGTTCGAAAAAGAACAAGAATATAAACTTAAAGGATTTAATAGTGGCAGGCTAAAAAAAAGCATGCCACAACACAGAATTGTAGTTTAATGCTTTGATAAAAAAGTGGTCAAGACCCGACTTCGAAGTCGGCATCTCCACCTAAATGTATGAAGTATATTTAGGTGGGGATGACATGGTGATCGATTGAGCAAAGAGTATTGATGAGATCTACACAGTAGGCGATGACTGTAAATCAAGCAAATCAAACTAAAGGCAAACGATAGTTTATATTCTTTAGCCGCTTAAGGTTAAGGTGAGGTAGGAAATACCTTATTACCAAAACAACCAGGACCCGCTTCGGCGGGTTTCTTTTTCCTATAACTGTAATAGGAAATTACAATTGAAAAATATCATTTTATAGTTGATTTCAATATTAAATAAACGTATAATATAATTTTACAAGGAGACACACAATGTCAGCTACTATCAATAATCTCGAGAAAGCATTAGCCGGTGAAAGCCAAGCACATGTCAAGTATCGATATTTCGCAAAAATTGCTCGTGAAGAAGGTCATGAGGAAATTGCCCAACATTTCGAACATACCGCAGATCAAGAATTACTCCATGCTTGGAGTCATTTAGAATTGCTGATCGGTAAACCAACTACCAGAGAATGTTTGGAAAAAGCCATCGAAGGCGAAACCTACGAGTATACAGAAATGTATCCACAGTTTGAATGGTTGGCCATTAGAGAAAATCAAATTGATGCTGCCAACGAAGCCAGAGCACAAATTGCTGAAAGCAAAGAACATGCTGAAGCATTTCAGGCCATATTAGACAAGGCCGAAAAACATTCATTGCTATTGAAAAAAGCAGAAAAACGTTTTGCCGCCTTGAAGAAAGTTGAACAACGTCATGCGGCAGCATATCAACAACAATTGGAGAAACTATAATGGATCATGTATGCGTAGTTTGTGGTCATGTTCACGATGAAGCCACAGAAGGTCTTTGGGAAGATCTAGATGATAACTTCTGCTGTCCAGAATGCGGCGTCACCAAGGACGAGTACGAAGAAATCATAAACTAATAATTTAATGGTGAGAGATAGTCACTATAAATAAATCTATAGGATGACAATAGTTGTCTTATAAAACAAAAGGAAATTTTAATATGAAAAAACTTGCAATATTTGCATTATCAATCGGTCTAATGGGATTCGCCCAGGCCGATGTCTCCGTTTATGGAATGGCTCGTGTCTATGAAGAATCATCTACTGTAGGCACAGCAGCATCTGTAACATCTTTAACCAATGATAAAAGCCGTATCGGTATCAAAGCCAGCGACAACATTGGCAATGGTTTGACAGCATTTGTAACAGTCGAAGCCAATGTAGGTGTTGATGCTCCAACAGCCACTACACTTGGAGATCGTGTAGCCCTTGTTGGTCTATCAAACAAATATGGTTCGATTGGTCTTGGCCGTGACAAAACTGCCTTAACCAAATCATTGGACTCATTTGATGCCATGGGTGGAGATTTGTTTGGATCTAGCGCAGCCGCTATTCACTCCTATCAAGGAACTCGTTTGAGCAATACAGTATTTGTATCTGCTACACTTGTTCAAGGACTTGTAGGCAAGTATGAGTTGTCTAACAGCGAAGTAGCTGGTACTCCAAATCCATATACAGCTAGTTTGGTTTATGCCAAAGGCCCTGTGTCTGCTACCTGGGCTCGTTTCGACAATGGTGTAACAAGCACAACTGATGCTTATGGCGCTAAGTTTAGTCTTGACAAAACTGGTACAACTGTTTTCGGATTATATTCTGATAGCAAGGTAGCCAATGTAGCAAACCAAGGTAAGAGCGTTGGTGTTACTCAAACAGTAACTCCTACACTAACCGCAATGGCTAGCTATGGTGTAAATGGTGATCGTACCGCTTATAACGTAGGTGCTAATTACTCTTTGGGTAAAAACACCAAAGTATTGGCTCGTTATTTGAAAGAGAGTGCTGCCACTGATACCACACGTTATGGTGCTGGTCTAGAATACAGTTTCTAATCCAAAATTAGATCTGTAAACAAGGCCCTTCGGGGCCTTTTCTTTTGGACAAATATATCCAAATTGTGTCAACTGAGTCGAGGGCTACCGCGTTATATATATGTAGGGACAATAATGTTGCTACAAAACTTAAACCTAAAGGAAACTTTGAAATGAAAACTATCGCTACTCTTATCGCTACTTTGGTAGCCACCGCTGCTTTTGCCACTGAGCCTGCTAAAACAGCTACTCCTGCTCCTGTTGCTACTCCAGCAGTGACAGCACCTGCTACTCCAGCAGCTCCTGCTTCCGCTGTTACTGCTCAGGCTGCTCCTCACAAGACTGAAAAGAAAGTAGAAAAGAAGCACGAAAAGAAAGCAGAGGCAACGCCTGTCAAAAGCGAAGCGGCACCTGCTACCAAAGAAGCTACCAAACCCGCTACTAAGTAATTCTTCAATAGCCGAAGATGACGACGATGACGATACTGAAGATTTTCCAGATCTCCATATTGCTTATCGCCGTCCTGACTTGGAAAAGTGTACTGACAAATGTCAACACGATGAAGATGATGAGCTTTCTGACTATGTTCTAGTTAGATTAGCCGTGGCCCGGGCAAAGGCCATGAAACAATATAAGAAAGCCTAAATTTAATTGTTTAGGCTTTTTTATTTTATACTTTACCCCATTTAGCTATTGCTTGATCATATTCCGATTCATAAGTACGATCAATTGCTTGCCGCATGGCTCGAGCACCAGCAATGGTTCCCCCAGGATGTCCGTGAACTGCTCCGCCAACATTGGCCATATAATCTTGACCAACTTGTTCAGTGACATAGTCTACCAATCCAGCATGCATTCCGCAACTTAGAACTGGTGTGGTGTTACCATCTCTTAGTACACGAATACTTTCAGCTAGTTCAGCAGGATCATCATTTGAATAACCGCCTATCATTCCTGTTTGAATAGTATCTACACCCATCATTGTGGCCAACTGACATATAACTGGCCAACTGATACTGAATCGGTGGCTAGCATCAGTGAATACCTTATCGCCTGACTTTTGGAAATGTAGGAATAATGGTAGATCTAATTTACGGATACTATTATATACGCCTAGTCCACTGAACACATTAATATGTACTCCGTTGCCACCTAGTTCGTGTACACGTTTTACACGATCCATAACTGCATGTGGATCACAGTTAATAGTATGACAAAACACTACCTTTTGACTTTGTTTGGCCAAATAGTTAGAGATTAAATCTACTCTGCGTTCTAATGGAGCACAGGCAGGATTGCTCATAATTTCATCTTCTTTGATAAAATCAACACCACCATCTACCATTTGTTTGACCATTTCCAATAATACTTCAGGAGTGATACCAATCTTAGGTTTAACAATACTGCCAAACAATGGTTTATTGTATTGTCCTGTAAACTTTCTAAAACCACTTAGACCAAACTTTGGACCTAAGAAATGACTGGTCACCGTTTTGGGCAATTCTAATTTTATCAAACGACATTTGGTTATAATATCAATATCTACATGGCCGCCCATGAGTTGACATAGTAGATGACTTATACCATCTGTGTCCCAATCTGTGTTGGCAACAGGAAAAGCAATTTCTACTGTGCCTTGACGCATGGTTTCTAATCGACGTTCATTGCCGAGAATAATACAACTATGATTTTCAAATAGTTCATCGGTCTCCCATTCATTACGAACATTGGGATTACCTACACTTTGTCCAATGGCAAGATTCCATGCCGCTTCTTTTAAATTTTTACTACTGGCCATATCATAGGTGGCAATGTAATAATCATCTAGTTTAATTTCGCTGCGTTCTTTAAAGAACTTCATACTTATCTCCTGGTAGGCTTGGTGTTTTAACACATACGAGTGTACAATCTTCTAGAAATTCAGGCTCTGCGGCCTCACCTGGTTCAATAACGAATACATCACCTTCGGTCATCAACTCGCCGTTGATTTTCATAGAACCTTTTAACAGAACATTATATTCTGTGGCTATGGCATGATAATGTTTGGGCCAATGTTCACCTTGGGCATGTTTTAATATACTAACTTCAAATTGATCTGTTTTAAGCAATGATGGCTCAAAGTTGCCAATGAACCATCCTCTATAAAACTCGTCGATATTACGCTTTATCATGTTTTAAGAATCTTTCTAAATCTACTGGGACACCTACAGCATGATGTTGCTCATTGGGAATATGATGAATACCAACTTTGAGACCTTGCTTGATCATATAGTTATATGTTGGAGCAATATAGAATTCTCCATTAGGCGCCCGGTCATCGTTGGCAATCATTTCTTCGGCACTATTGACAAAATGTCGACCTTGACGCCAATAGTGTATTCCATTAAGACTGATATTACTGATTACCTGTTTTTCTCTGATCTCAGTGACTTGTCCTTGCTTGTCTAAACGAGCATAACTGTTTTTATCAGTGTCACTGTGATATGTTACTACAGCGCCATCATAAAGTCTAACATTATGAAAGAAAAGATCTGTGTCCCATTCCATGATTTGATCACAGTTAGCAATGACCAATTCTTGATCATTATTAATTTTATCTTTGAACATCATGGCACTAGACGCAGGTCCGGCTGTGGTTTGTGTGACTTCAACAAATCTAGGATTCTTAACCGTTTTACTGATTATCTCCACAATAATTTGAGTGAACTCATTTCTCCGAATAATGAAATGGTATTGGCCATCTATGCCCAAACTTTCTATAGCTCGGACTATCATTGGCTTGCCATTTACATCTATTAGGGGTTTGGGTAGGTATTGATCTTTGGGAAACCGGCTACCTTCTCCGGCCATTGGGATTATTATATTAACCATGTAGATATTTATTTTGCTGAAATCTAGGTTGACTTTTTATTGATTTTACCTTATAATTATAAGACTTACACACAAAAGGAGTTATCCATGTCCGCAGAACTTACTATGACAGCACTTGCCCAATTTTGTACTGAATCTTCTGGAGATTCTCAACGTTGGGAAGGTAATAAAAGTACATATCATTGGAATCGTGGACGCGATAAAGCGTCAGGAGAGATCAATGGTGTGGTTCGAAAACTGGCAGGAGTTGATACCACAGGTTTCCAAATTTGGGTAGTAGCAGGCAGTTTCAAGATTGCTCCAAATGGAACAATTCTCCGCTTTACCGGATTGACTAAAGAGAACTGGCGTGCCGTGGAGCAAATGGCCATTACATCAGCACAGTCAACAGAATTGGTAGCATAATGTCCATGCACTTATGTGGGCCTGCTCTTACTACAACTGGTAAGAAGAAAGGCAAGTTTAAATTCCGTAATGCTGCTGAGGCTCAACGTGCTCGTGAACTTGACTCGGCATGGAAAGAACTACTCAAGCGACAAGGTGTTGAACAAGAAGAACGTCGACGTCGACGTGCCATGGCAGCTGAGCCACTGGTCTACAAACTTGACACACCAGTGGGCCGTACTAATACAAAACATATCCCTAGTCTTAACAGTGGTCTAGGTGTGGCTACATTGGCACCTGCTAAAGTATATACAGGTACCAAGGTTAAAGGCATTGCTACCATGCACAAGAGCAATGCTGTGCCTGTGTTCAGTGATGAAGAGGCCATTGATATTTCTAAGATGCGGAGATAATATGAGAGACATTTTAGCAGAAGCATATTTTGGTGTAGATGTTAATAAAAAAATGACTTTAATGGAAGCAATTGTGCTTTTAAGAAGGCACGATCTTATTAATCACGGTGAACTAGCAGAACGTGCTATTAGTGTAGCCAGCGGAGTTGACATGTGCGATAAAAATACTCCTAATATTGATTTAGTAACTGGAAAACAAATTAAGTCAGCGCAGGTTAAAAAGGCAATAAGTTCTGATCACTATAAGGCTCATATAAATATCAATACCACTGCTCCTATGCTGTGTGTTGTAACTAATATCATAGAAGGTAAACAATATTTCCTTCATATTCCGGCATCAGCACATAAGCACCTTAATTCCAATGCTATTAGTATTCCATTTGGTAAAGATGGGCTTGGCGGTGAAAGTCAATGGTGGAAATATCAAGTTGACAGTTTCGAAGATTTATGTAATTTGGCAAAATAAATAAAGTATGAAACCAACACTCAACGAAAAGTTTATAGCATATCTCGCACTACTCAGTGGTCTAAGTATTTCGGCAGTGGCGGTTTACTACTCAGTGGTAGGCCTTACAGCCATTTTCGCCGCCGCAGTTGTTCCTATTATCATTATGGGAACTACCTTAGAAGTTAGTAAGTTAGTGGCCACAGTATGGCTTAAACAAAATTGGAAGACTGCTCCACTACTGATCAAGACATACCTGTTTGCGGCCATTGTGGTATTAATGATTATCACTAGCATGGGTATCTTTGGATTCTTGAGTAAGGCACATAGTGATCAAAATCTAGTCAGTGGTGATGTCATGGCCAAGATAGCAGTATATGATGAAAAGATTAACACAGCAAAGGAAAACATCAATGCCAACCGCAAACAACTTAAACAGATGGATGAGGCTGTGGACCAAGTTATGGCACGGTCAGATTCAGAAAAAGGTGCGGAGAAATCAGTTGCGCTACGACGCAGCCAGTCCAAGGACCGTGCTAGACTGCTTCAGGACATCGAATCCGAACAGAAAACAATTAGTAGTCTTACTGAAGAACGGGCCCCTATTGCCGCAGAAGTTCGTAAAGTGGAAGCAGAAGTAGGACCAATAAAATATATAGCAGCCTTCTTCTATGGCAGCACTGATCAGTCTATCTTAGAAAAAGCAGTGACCTGGGTTATCATTACACTGATTGTGGTATTTGATCCACTGGCAGTTATTCTATTGTTGGCTAGCCAAATGAGTTTCCAAGAGTTTAGAGAACGTGAAGGCAAAACTGGTGTTCTAAAAGATAGCAATGGAACCATTGTTGGAATTAAGATGCCCAAGCAGGAAGTCGAAGAAGAACAGCCCAGCAATGATAATATTCCTATGCCAGATGAACCTGTTATAGAAGAACCTAAAGGTACAGAGTTTGAACCTATCAATTGTAGCAAGTGTGGTACTGAATTAGTAGATATTCCTAATATAGGATTACATTGCCCCAATCACGAATGTGGCGTAATTAATGAACCCATTGAAGAAACTATCCCTGTAAATGATGTTCAAATTGAACAAGTAAGCGAACCAGCTCGATCACATTCTATCGATGGCGAATATGTATATGTAAATGGACAAGTATATCATAGAAATGCTGTTCCTACAGGATATGTTCAAAATGAAGAACAACAAGAAAGTAATCTTTGGACCAATACAATAACATCTGAAGAGTACTTACAAGCCAGCAAAGATAAAAAGGCCTAATGTGCAAGGAAAAATAACACTGATATCTCCTCCTGATATTTTTGAGAATAGTAATACAAGTATACTATTTTCACACGTTACAGAAGAAGAACAAGACGCAATTAGTCAATGGTTGTCAACTGCTACATTTAAACAAGACGTTAATTTCTACATATATTCTGGCGAACCAAATGCCACTTGGTTTTTGTACGCATCCAATCGTTGCGAGTATAAGTATATAAACATAGATTGTGTAAATTATATTACACAGGCTCTAAGCGGTTATGCTCTAGGCAAAAGTGGAACATATTATAAAACTACAGATGATAATCTAGCCAGTGTTTATAGCCACATTAATAGTAATAGAGTTAATCGAGTAGAACAATTTTTAGAAAGTATACTAGGTGAATAAACAAGATAAACATCATAGCTGCGATTTCTGTGGCAAGAGCAAAGAAGATGTAGAAAAACTCATCGTAGGTGAAAATGCTGCGATTTGTAACGACTGTATAGATCTCTGTGTGGATATATTAGTTGACGAAAAAATTAAAAAATTCCCCACTGACAAAAACTTCTTAAATCCTGTATTGATCAAAGAGTTCCTTGATGAATATGTAATTGGTCAGGACGATGCTAAGATTTCTCTTAGTGTGGCAGTTAGTCAACACTTCAAACGTATCAACAATCCCAGCAAAGATATAGAATTAGAAAAGACCAATGTATTGCTATTGGGTCCAACTGGCTGTGGTAAGACCATGTTGGCCAGGAAGATAGCCGAATATTTAGATCTTCCTTTTGCCATATGCGATGCCACCGGTATTACGGAAGCAGGTTATGTCGGAGATGATGTAGAAAGTATTCTACTACGACTGATCAACGAAGCCGATGGTGACATTGAAAAAGCCAGCCGAGGTATTGTATACATTGATGAAATTGATAAGATTGCCCGTAAAGGCGAGAGTGTCAATATCAGCAGAGATGTCAGCGGCGAAGGCGTACAACAAGCATTGCTCAAAATGGTCGAAGGCAGTATCATGCGTGTTCCATATACAGGAAAACGTAAGCATCCTGGATCTGAAATGCAGGAAATTGATACTAGAAGTATTTTGTTTATCTGCAGTGGAGCATTCGTAGGTTTGGATAAGATCATACAACAACGTACAAACACCAAAGGTGTTGGATTTGGATCTGCTGTTTCTACAATCAAAGATGATTCAGAGTTATATCGTAAAGTCATACCCAAGGATATTATTCAATATGGATTTATTCCTGAGTTTATTGGACGCTTTGGTATGGTGACCAATGTTGACGAACTAAGTGTGGAAAATCTAGTTAAAGTTTTGCTGGAACCAAAAAATAGCATTGTTAAACAATATCAATATATTTTTGAACTTGATGGAATTAAATTAGAATTTGAAGATGACGCATTGAGTCTTATTGCTGAAAAAGCCAAAGACCTTAAGACCAATGCTCGTGGTTTAAAGAATATCATAGAAAAAATCTTATTACCTTATCAATTTGATGCTGTTAACCTTGTAGACCGCGGTTTATCCAAAATTGTAATAAGTAAAGATACTGTATTAGGAAATACAGCTATAATGATTTTTGATAAAAAGACCAAAAATGAACAAAAATAAACCAAAAGGACGCGGTACAATAATTGTGGTCGGCGATCTTCCGCTAAGTGTGGCATTGAGAAAATTCAAACAGAAAGTGGACGATCTTGGTATTTTAGAAATCGTAAAAGAAAATATGTTTTTTGAAAAACCTACCACTGTACGTAAACGTAAAAAAGGAGCCGCCCGGGCACGGTGGCGTAAGAAAATGTCCGATCAACAACTACCAAAGAAGCTGTTTTAATTGGTTGACAATTATAACAATCTATGTTATAATAACTTATGTTTCCATATATCGGCGGTAAAGCACATCATGTAAAGTGGATGGATCCACTGTTCCCAAATACGTTTCCTACTTTTGTAGAAGTATTTGGAGGTGCTGGATGGGTATCCGTTAAAAGCCCTAAAGTAGCACAGGCCACGACCAGAGTCTATAATGACTTTAATCCACTGCTAGCCAATGTCTATGAATGTTTTAGACAAGATCCTGCTGCTGTATTGTCCAAAATGACAGCTACACCCAAAAGTGATACAGCATTATATAAACAATATCAACAAGAATTATTTGCCACACTAGATTGGACCAAAGTACAATTAGGTGATATAGATCTGTGTGTTAAGTATCTTTATCTACAAACACAGGTATTTGCTGGTACTCCACTTAGCACCAAAAATGTTCCATACTTTACAGAAACCAAAGCAGGCGGTAAGTATCCAAGCAAGTACGACACACTGAGGAACAAACTCAGCAATACTGTTATCACAGATAGACTCCGACAGATTACCAATGTAGAGCAAATGGATTGTATTGATCTAATCAAAAAATATGATAGTCCAGATACATTCTTTTATGTAGATCCACCATACTACAATATGGAATTTTATTATAGCAAAGATTTTCCCAGAGAAAAGCATGAAGAACTAGCAGATACTTTGTCCAAAATACAAGGCAAGTTTGCGTTGAGTTATTATGATTTTGATGATTTGAAATTGTTTTATCCAGAAACTCAATTTAATTGGCATAGTCAATCTGTTTATCGTAGTGCCGCAACTCGTAGCAGTAAGAAGGCCAATTACAGTACAAAGAGCAAAGGCACAGAAATTCTAATTATGAACTACGCTATGCCAACTTCTGTGCCTGTGGTTAAAAAACAACAAGAACTAGATACTAATTTGTTTGACGTTGTTTAATATGGTAAAACCTGTCATTGACAATAGATTAATTTTACAGTATAATATATACATACAGCAAGTATGTTTAT